GATCCAGATTCATTTGATGGCATTGTTACTGTAAGTGTTGAACTTGTAGGCACAGATGTCACCATAAATTTTTTATCGTTAAAATCAGATGCACCAAAGTCAGAATTAGTAATAGATGAAAAACTATCTAACAATATAATATCTTGTGCAGATATACCATGATCGCCACTAAATGTTATTGTAACTTCAGCTGATCCGTTGGTCGTGGTAAATGCACTTGTGAGCGTGGTTGTAGATTTGATAGGATGTATGTCATAATATACACCACCAGAAAATGCATATAAAATTCTGTTTGTACCTATGATTGCATATTTTCTAGATAGACTATTTACAAAATGATGAAGACCTCTACCCGCTCCTGTAAGAGCATCATCTCCTAATTGCTTCCAACCACCTATTTTTTCAGGTGTGCCATATCTAAACCTAACATTATCACAGTCGGTCCATTGACCTTCTGCACCTGTAGGTGTTATCTGTTTGTTGATACCTGGCTGAAAACCTATTTTTTGTAGCATATAACCTCATTATATATTAAAAGGCCCAGCTTACAAACGAGTAACGGGTACCTTTTGTAGTCTCTCTAACTTCATGTGGGTACATAAAGTTAGATGGAAATAACAGTATATCACCTGTTTTTAACTCAATTTTCTCTCCTCTGCAATAGAATTCAGAGCCCTCATAGTCTTCATTTAAGTTAGCTACAATAGATACTATGGGCACTCCTTTCATCTGACCATCAAATATACTGTGTATATGATCGTAGTGTTCTCTCATCATAGTGCCAACTTGATATCTATTAAATCTTATTGGACTAAATTTACTGAGCCATGGTCCTTGAGTCTTGTTTCCTGGTACACTATGCTTTTCTTGATACTCACCTAATGCTTTGACTAAGTATGGTGTTATCTTTGCTTGTTGTTCTTTAGTGCAACTCATGACATCTAATTCTTTTGTAGGCTCAGATGATGTTTCTCCAGATGCATAATTATTCCAAGTATGTTTTTTCCAAATACCTTTGTTGCATTCATCTATTAATTGTTCACATAGTTCTTTTGGTATGTGATTCTTTACGTATATATAACTTTTAATTGTGCTCATTCATTAACCTCCTTATGTCTAAATGAGTTAGTGATTGTTCTGATCCAATAACGTCAATACAAAACGTATTAAATGATACACTTATTCTATCTTCTTCCCCTTGATTAGTTGGTACGCTATGTTTTAATGAAGATGGAAATAATATTAATTCACCTGGTTTACAAGGTAG